GGCGTGAGCCCATGCCCAAGGAAGTGGTTGAGGAGCTCGAAGCCGACGAACTCGAAGAGTATTCCGAGAAGGTCAAGATTCGCCTCAAGCAGATGAAGAAGGTGTGGCACGACGAGCGTCGTGAGAAGGAGCGTGAGGCCCGTGAAAAGGCCGAAGCTCTGGCCGCTGCCCAGCGTCTGCTCCAAGAAAACCGCATGCTGAAGCAGAACCTGTCGCAGGGTGAACAGACCCTCGTCGGTAGTTTCAAGCAGAACGCCGAGTTCGAAGTAGAAAAGGCCAAGCGTGAGTACCGCGAGGCCTATGAAGCGGGCGACGCCGACAAGCTTGTTGATGCGCAGGAGAAGCTGAATATTGCTTCGTACCGGCTCCAGCAGATCAACAATTACAAACCTACTATACAGGCCCCTGAAGTTGAGGTAGAACAGCCCGTACAGCAGGTTCAGGCTCCCCGCCTCGATGCTAAGACCGTTGCGTGGCAAGAGCGCAATACTTGGTACGGCACCGACCCGGAGATGACTGCATCGGCTCTTGGGCTTCACCAGAAGCTCATTAACGAACGTGGCCCGCAGTACGCTGGTTCCGACGAATATTGGGACGCTATCGACAAAACGATGCGTCGTCGCTTCCCTGATTACTTCGGGGAAGATGAAGTGGCCAAGGACAAAGGCCCTTCGCGTGAAGCTAAGCCCACGGTTGTAGCTCCCGCTTCTCGTAGCCGGTCCCCCAAGAAGATCGTGCTTAAGCAGTCCCAGATCGCCATCGCGAAGAAGCTGGGCCTGACTCCCGAGCAGTATGCTCGCGAACTCATGAAGATGGAGAACTAAGATGACCGAACGTGGACTTATGGATGACATTGACGAGGCGCTGGCGACCAGCCGGACTCCCCGCAAAACGCGCGAACAGACCGAACGTCCTAAGGTTTGGCAGCCCGCTTCGATGCTGCCGGAACCGATCAAAGAGGCCGGGTATGCGTACCGTTGGGTACGTGTCTCCACGCTCGGACAGAACGACGCGCGGAACATTTCCTCGAAACTTCGCGAGGGATGGGAAGCCGTCCGGATCGAAGAGCAGCCCCAGTTCCGCATGCTTGTGGACCCGGATAGCCGCTTCAAGGATAATATCGAAGTCGCAGGTCTGCTGCTGTGCAAGGCACCTGAGGAACTGATGAAGCAGCGTAAGGAATACTTTGCGCAGAAGAATCAGGCCCAGATGGACTCCGTGGACAGCAACTTCATGCGTGAGAACGACGCTCGGATGCCTCTTTTCGCTGAGAAGCGGTCTAAGACGTCATTTGGTAAAGGCAGGTAAGCTAGGAGCTTAACTATGGCATATCCTTCTGTTGACAGCCCCTACGGGCTGGTTCCGATCAACCTGATCGGCGGGCAGGTTTTTGCCGGTTCCACGCGCCTTCTGCCCATCGCCACCAACTCCTCGACTGCCATTTTCTATGGCGACGTCGTGAAGCTGCTGGCTGGTGGTACGGTAGGCAAGGACACCGGTACCGACGCTGCTACTCCGGTTGGCGTTTTCCTTGGTTGCACCTACACCGACCCGGTGTTTGGTAAGACCTTCCGCCAGTACTACCCCGGCACCACGAACATCACCGACGTTCAGGCATACGTGCTTGATGACCCGGATGCCCTGTTCAAGGTTGCCGTCTGCGCTGGCACCAACTCGAACACCGTCAGCTTCCTGACTCAGGCTGCTGTCGGCTCGAATGTTAAGCTGGCTAACGGCGCTAATAACGTTGGTTCGACCATCACGGGTAACTCGAAGGTCGGTGTTGACTCGACCGAAGGTACTACCTCGACGTGGCCGATCCGCGTGGTGGACGTCGTCCCTGCTACCGCTCTGGCGGGTAACCCCGGTTCTTACACCGAAGTTATCGTCAAGTGGAATCAGGGGATGCACCAGTATCTCAACCCCACTGGCCTCGCGTAAGGAGACTGAACAATGGCAATTTCACGCGCACAGCTCCTTAAGGAGCTCCTGCCCGGCCTGAACGCCCTGTTCGGTCTGGAGTACGCTCGCTACGGCGAAGAGCACAAGGAAATCTTCGAGACGGAGAGTTCCGAGCGTTCGTTCGAAGAAGAAACCAAGCTGTCGGGCTTCTCGGCTGCTCCGGTTAAGAACGAAGGCAGTGCTATCGCTTACGACAACGCACAGGAAGTCTTCACGGCTCGCTACAACCATGAGACGATTGCCCTCGGGTTCTCGCTCACGGAAGAAGCCATCGAAGATAACCTGTACGACTCGCTGTCGTCGCGGTACACCAAGGCTCTGGCCCGTGCCATGGCTTACACCAAGCAGACCAAGGCTGCTGCGGTCCTTAACAACGGCTTCGACACCGATTATCCCGGTGGCGACGGCAAGCCGCTGTTCTCGTCCACGCACCCGCTGGTCTCGGGTGGTACCAACTCGAACATCCCCAGCACCCCGGCTGATCTTAACGAGACTTCGCTTGAAGCCGCCGTTATTCAGATCGCGGGCTGGACCGATGAACGTGGCCTGCTGATCGCGGCGAAGCCGCGTAAGCTGGTGGTCCCGCCGAGCCTGATGTTCGTTGCTACCCGCCTGCTCGAAACCGAGCTGCGCGTCAGCACCGCTGACAACGACATCAACGCTCTGAAGTCGAACGGCTCGATCCCGGAAGGCTACACCGTCAACCACTTCCTGACCGACACCGACGCGTGGTTCCTGACCACCGACGTGCCGAACGGTCTGAAGCACTTCGTTCGTACGCCGATGGCTACGTCGATGGACGGTGACTTCGACACCGGGAACGTCCGTTACAAGGCTCGCGAGCGTTACAGCTTTGGTTGGAGTGACCCGCTGGGCATGTACGGTAGCGAAGGCGCAGCCTAAGCAAACCCGCAGAAAACTTAGGTTTTCGGAGACCCCTCGGAGAAATCCGGGGGGTTTCTTTTTAGCTGTTGACATACAAAACTTAATAACGCTATACATCCAGCCGTTAGCAGGAGTTATAGCTATGTCAGCCATTTACCGTATCCTCAACGTCGCCAACGACCACTTCTACGTGGGGAGCTCGGTAAACGTCCGTCGCCGCCGTTGGGAACATTGGGACTCCCTAAAAAAGGGCACCCATCACTGCGAGGCACTCCAAAGTGCTTGGGATGAGTTTGGGGAAGATGCGTTTGAGTTCGAGATCGTCGAGGAGGTGGCGGATGATACGCAGCTCCTGCACATCGAAGAGACGTATCTCATGAAGCACGCCGGGAGCCCGGAGTGCTACAACACGGCTATGTCGGCGCACCAGTCGCCCGCGATGCTATCGCGTGTTCGCGCTAAAATTAGCGATAGTCTGCACCGCAAGTATGAAGACCCCACCTACGCCCCCCGTACCGGTAAAAAGCACACCGAGGAAACCAAGGCCGTTATCCGCACCAAAGTGCAGGCAGCGCTGGCTGAAGGTAAAAGCGGCAAGTTTATTCCATCTGAGGAAACACGGCTGCGCATGTCCCAAGCCCTCAAAGGAAACCAGAACGCTAAAGGGCATGTGCGCTCAGAGGAACACCGCAGGAAGCTATCAGAGGCCAATAAGGGCAATCAGCACTGGCTTGGGCGCAGCCACACCGAAGAGACCAGAGCCAAGCTATCCAAGCGCGTGCTAGAGGTGACGACGAATACCGAGTTTCCTAGCCTAACTGCTACGCTTGAATACTACGGATTCAAGATGCCTACACTGCGCCGTGCCCTGCTTACTGGTAAGCCACTGGCTAAAGGCGTTCACAAGGGGCTGAGGTTCGTATATATCGAGCCTTCCGAAGGCGCTGCCTAAGGAAACAGGGGGAGGGGGAGAGCTTCGGTTCTCCCCCTTTTCTTTATGTACAAAGTGGCACAGACAAGATATATGCTAGTGTATGCCATACAAGTACGACCACGCAGGTATTTATAAAATTGTAAATACTCATAAGAATGAGTGTTATGTAGGGCAGTCCGTGCGAGTATTGAAACGTATAAGTGACCATAGGTGTAATCTACGTAAAGGCACCCATAGTAACCCCCGACTTCAGAATGCATGGAAC